AGTCATTGATTTAAATGCTACAGATAGTGGACATAGGAAATTCATTATGATACAAGTACAAGAGACATGCGAAGAAAAAACAGATGCATTTGAAGCAGGATTTAAAAATATATGTGAAATCGGCAAAGAACGTATCAGACGTGCAGGTATAAAAATAAAGGAAAAAAGGCCTTTAATTTCACAAAATCTAGATGTGGGATTCCGTGTACTTAAACTTGATGATACTAATATGAATAAAGTTTATTATGCACCATCCGATTATTCTCAGGGATTTCTTAATCAGTTGGAATCTAACATAAAGCCAGATCGCACAGATCTTGATTTGTTATTTGGCTGCCTTTTAGAATGGGGACTTCCTTTATCGCTACCATATAGTTCTGAGAAAATAGATGGATATACAGTTCATAATTATAATGACGGAGATCTGATAGCTTGTTTTGATGAGAATATTCCTGATTCCGTAATTAAGGAAATTGCAAAGAAGCAGCCGCTTCGTGCAGTTTTTAGAGATAGTAGTTTTGCTGGAAGTCCTTCAAAGATTAATGTGAGTGAAATCTTTAAACTCATGGCACCAGATACAACAGTGAAAGTAATTTAAGGAGGATAAAACAATGAAGCTACAATTTAAGCATCAGAAGTTTCAGGCTGATGCTGCAAAAGCGGTAGTAGATGTTTTTGCCGGACAGCCATATTTGACTCCTTCTTACATGATGGATAGAGGATATCAGGGAAAGATGCAGGAATCTGGTCAGACATATTCTCAATCTAATATGTTTGATGAAACGGATTTTACGGGTTGGAGCAATCAGCGTATTGTACCAGAACTAAATAATCAGATTATCCTGGATCACATTCAAAAAATACAGAGAAACAATCAAATAGAGCCTTCTTCGAAGCTGGAAGGCACATATAATTTGACTATTGAAATGGAGACTGGTGTTGGTAAAACATATACGTATATCAAAACTATGTATGAATTGAATAAGCATTATGGTTGGAGCAAGTTCATTATTGTCGTTCCAAGTATCGCTATTCGTGAGGGTGTATATAAATCATTTCAGGTAACCCAGGAGCATTTTGCAGAGGAATACGGAAAGAAAATCAGATTTTTTATTTACAATTCTTCTCAGCTTACAGAGATTGACAGATTTGCATCGGATAATTCAATTAATGTAATGATTATTAATTCTCAGGCTTTTAATGCGAAAGGTAAGGATGCGCGAAGGATTTATATGAAGCTGGATGAATTCAGATCCAGAAGACCGATTGATATTATTGCTAAGACGAATCCAATTGTTATTATTGATGAACCACAGTCTGTAGAAGGTAAGCAGACAAAGAAGAATTTGGAGGAATTTCATCCTTTAATGACGCTACGTTATTCCGCTACGCATAAGAGCGACAGCATTTACAATATGGTTTATCGTTTGGATGCCATGGAAGCGTATAATAAGAAATTGGTTAAGAAGATTGCAGTTAAGGGTATCCAGGAATCCGGAACAACTGCTACAGATAGTTATGTATATTTGGAAGGGATTAATCTTTCCAAAGCGGATCCGACGGCAACAATTCAGTTCCATACAAAAGGGGCCTCAGGAGTAAAGACGGTTTCAAGAAAAGTTGGGATAGGTTTTAATCTGTATCCGAACTCTGGTGAACTAGAAGAATATAAGAATAATTTTGTTGTTAAGAGTATTGATGGGCGCGATGATTCTCTAGAATTTATTAATGGTATTAAAATATATGCAGGGGATGTTATTGGTAAAGTAAGTGAGGAACAGCTTCGTAGAATCCAGATTCGAGAAACAATCCTTTCACATATTGAACGGGAACGTCAGTTGTTCTATAAAGGAATTAAGGTATTGTCATTGTTCTTTATTGATGAAGTTGATCATTATAGAAAATATGATGAATCCGGAAACCCTGTGAATGGTATTTTTGCAGATATGTTTGAACAGGAATATGAGGATGTTTTGCAGAATCTTCAGCTTAAAATAGGAGAGGACGATTATCTTAAATATTTGCAGAGCATCAGTGCCGAAAAAACACATGCAGGTTATTTTTCTATTGATAAAAAAGGCCGTATGATCAACAGTAAGATTAAACGTAGTGAAACTTCTTCAGATGATGTTGACGCATATGATCTGATTATGAAAAACAAGGAACTTCTTTTGGATCGTAATCCGCAGAAGTCACCGGTAAGATTTATTTTCTCTCACTCTGCACTTAGAGAAGGTTGGGATAATCCGAATGTATTCCAGATTTGTACTTTAAAACAGAGTAGCAGTGAAATTCGTAAGCGTCAGGAAGTTGGTCGTGGTATGCGTCTTTGCGTAAATGAAGATGGCGATCGTATGGATGAGAATGCTCTTGGTGCAGATGTTCATAATATTAATGTGCTTACTGTAATTGCCAGTGAGAGCTACGATAAGTTTGCAAAGGGGCTGCAGGCTGAAATTGCTGAGGCTGTTGGAAACAGACCGCGTCAGGTTACAGAAATCCTTTTTGAGAATGCAAGGGTGCATGATAAGGATGGTAATGAAGAAACAATAGATGCTTCCATGGCGAGAAGGCTGATTCATTATATGATTAAGATGGATTATATTGATGAAAATGATGCGTTAACAGATAAATTCTATGAAGACAAAGCAAACGGTGAAGTGAGCTTTGGAACTGAGATGGATCAATATAAACCGGATTTGATGCTGATTATCGATAGTATTTATGATGATACGAAGATGAAACCGGAAAATGCCAGAAGTAATAATGTCGAGCTTAAGGTTGATCCGGATAAACTTGCAATGCCAGAATTTAAGGCATTATGGAGTAAAATTAATGCTAGAACAGCGTATGTGGTCGACTTTGATACAGATGAATTAGTTCGGAAATCAATTGTCGCCCTTGACAACAAGCTTCGTGTGCCAAAGATATTCTTTAAGGTTGAGACTGGATCCATGAAAGAGATTAAGTCAAAGGATGCGTTGTTGGAAGGTTCATCATTTGAGAAACAAAAGTCAGGAACTTATGATGAGCATAAGGTTGCGACGAATTCCAGTGTTAAATATGATCTTGTCGGAAAGTTGGTTGAGGAAACTGGGCTTACTCGAAAGGCTGTCATTCAAATTCTTACCGGAATTCAGCCTACGGTATTCAATCAGTTTAAGGATAATCCGGAAGAGTTTATTATTCAGGCTGGGAAGTTAATTAATAATGAAAAAGCAACGGCAATTATCCAACATATCACGTATGATGTTTTGGATGATAAATATGATACAGATATTTTCACTGATGCAACTATAAAAGGTAAGCTGGATGTGAATGCAATGAAGGCAGACAAGCATCTGTTTGATCACATTATTTATGATTCTACAAATGAACGAAAGTTTGCACAGGAATTGGATGTAGCATCAGATGTTGCGGTATATGTGAAGCTTCCGGATGGATTTTATATTTCCACACCAGTAGGACATTATAATCCGGACTGGGCGATTGCGTTTAAAGAAGGCACTGTAAAGCATATTTATTTTGTCGCAGAGACAAAAGGTTCTATGGACACACTGGAACTCAGGGGCATTGAGGATGCAAAGATTCATTGTGCAAGAGAACACTTTAAGGCAATCAGTGGTGATAATGTGGTTTACGATGTAGTAGATAGTTACCAGGCTTTATTGGATAAGGTTATGAGATAGATACATTAACATGGTAGATATCATCTTATTGGTATAAGAAAAAACTCTAAAATAAAATTCAGCGACTTTAGGATCATACTCCTGGAGTCGCTGAATTTTGATTTTATATGAAATAATGTTACCAGAGAGAGTTCATATTTTTTTATGTGGATTCCCAAAGTACAATAGAGTTTGCACTACGGGAAGCAGGAAGATCAATTAGTCGTTGATTTGCGCTACCGTAAAAGTGATTTCCTGATATATGCTGTTCTTTAATATATGAACCGTCTTTTAGAACATTAATTAAATGAAGAAGTCCATTTGTAATGACAGAGTAGCGGGCTTTTGAAAGGAGGTATTCATAAGTGAATCCAGTGAAAAGCCAGATACTTTTCTGGGGATAAAAATATTTTACATCTCGTAGGAAAAAGAGTAGTTCTAATTGATTTTCCCATTCAAAAGGCTCTCCCCCTAGAATAGATAGACCGGAAATATAATCTGGAGAGAGACTTTCCAGAAGTATTTCTTTGGTCAATTCAGTAAAGCTATCTCCATTGTTAAAATCCCAAGTTTCCGGATTAAAACATCCAGGGCAATGTCTAGTGCATCCGGAAACAAATAGACTGGTACGCAGTCCGGGCCCATTAGAATGATCTCTGTACTTGATATTGCAGTATTTCACAGATGGAGGACTCTTTCGTTTATTTCTTGAGTACGGCCCTGGTTCCAGTACTGACTGCCTATGTAGCCGCAGGTTCTGCGTACCACGTTCATAGTATTCTGATCACGGTTGTGGCAATGTGGACATTCCCATACCAATTTATCGTCATCATCTACAAGAGTGATTTCGCCTTCAAATCCACATTTTTGGCAGTAATCACTGCGAGTATTCATTTCTGCATACATGATGTTTTCGTAGATAAACTGGATCACAGATATAACCGCAGGAATATTGTGTTGCATGTTAGGAATCTCAATGTAGCTGATAGCCCCACCTTTGCTTAATGCCTGGAATTCAGATTCAAAGCTAAGCTTACTAAAGGCATCGATTTCTTCGGTGACACGCACATGGTAACTGTTGGTGATGTAATTCTTGTCAGTCACACCAGGTATAATGCCGAAACGCTTTTGCAAGCATTGGGCGAACTTGTATGTGGTGCTTTCCAGTGGAGTGCCGTAGATGCTGAAACCAATATTTGTATTTTTAGCCCACTGATCACATTTGGTATTCATGTAACGCATGATCTCTAAAGCAAATTCTTTGCCGTCAGGAGCGGTGTGCGATTCACCAGTCATGTAATAAACACATTCCGCAAGACCGGCATAACCAAGGGAGATAGTAGAATAACCACCATAAAGAAGCTTGTCGATTACTTCACCCTTCTTAAGTCTCGCCAAGGCTCCGTACTGCCAAAGGATAGGAGCGGCATCAGACTGAGTGCCTTTTAATCTGTTGTGCCTACACATAAGGGCTTCGTAGCAAAGTTCTAAGCGTTCGTCCATGAGTTCCCAGAATTTATGAATATTCTTGCTGGAAGAGAGCGCAACATCTACGAGGTTGAGTGTTACAACTCCCTGATTGAAGCGCCCGTAGAATTTGTAATTGCCATCTTCGTCTTTCCAAGGGGAGAGAGCAGAGCGGCAGCCCATAACAGGGAAACAGTTGCCCTCTTTTAGAAGCTTCATCTGCTTTTCAGAGATATAATCTGGAACCATACGCTTAGCAGTACACTGAGCTGCAAGTTTTGTGAGATAGAAGTATTCTGAATCTGAGTGAATATTATTTTCTTCAAGTACATATAAGAGTTTTGGGAAAGCCGGTGTAATGTATACGCCAGCTTCATTTTTTACTCCGAGGATGCGCTGCTTTAAAGTTTCTTCAATGATCATTGCAAGGTCATGTTTTTCATGGGGCGTTTTTGCCTCACCCAGGTACATAAAGACAGAGAGAAACGGTGCCTGACCATTGGTGGTCATAAGGGTGATGACCTGATACTGAATGGTCTGAACTCCTTTTTCGATTTCTTTTCGGAGTCTTTTTTCTACAATCTGTTCAAGCTGATCCACAGTGAGCGTGGTACCTGCGATGGATGCATTTTCCAATACATCAGCAGCAATCTTTTTTCTGGACTTTTCTACAAAAGGGACCAGATGAGTTAATGAGATGCTTTGTCCACCGTATTGATTGCTAGCTACTTGTGCAATAATCTGTGTCGCAATATTGCAAGCGGTAGAAAAACTGTTGGGCTGATCAATGAAGGTGCCGCTGATAACAGTACCATTAAGAAGCATGTCTTTTAAATTTACCAAATCACAGTTATGCATGTGTTGGACAAAGTAGTCTTCGTCGTGAAAATGAATAATTCCTAAGCGATGGGCTAATACAATATGTTCCGGTAACAGTCTGCGTTCAGTAAGATCACGGCTGGTCTCACCTGCAATGTAATCGCGCTGGACACTGTTTATGGAAGATGCTTTATTGGAGTTTTCCTGTTTCACTTCTTCGTTTCGATTATCTACCAAGGTGAGGATGCGGTCGTCGGTTGTATTGCCCTGTCGTATATACTTATGTTCTGTTCTGTAGCGGATATAATGTTGCGCTACATATGGAGCATTTGCATGGAGAAGAGCTATCTCCACCATATCCTGTATTTCTTCTACATGTACGCTACGATGCAAATCTTCGCACTGTTTACTGACTGCCATAGCGATATTAAGTATTTGATCTTTCGTCAATTCATGGTGTGTTGCAGATTCATTTGCCTTGCAGATTGCATTTTCAATGCGGAAGGAAGCAAAATCCACTTCAGTACCATCTCGTTTAATTACTCTCATAGGTTTCCTCCTAATCTTTCTTGTAAAACATGGTTTCGTAACCAGCAGCATTAAGAATTAAGCCTTTCGCCCAGGAAGGGGTACGGCTCATAAGTGTGCAGATTTCATCGACTTTAGTATCTAAGGGACATTCGATGATAAGTTCATCGTGTACGTGACCACAGATATAACGGTCTGATAAAGTTGCCATCGCATAGCAAAGGATATCTCTGGAAATTGCCTGAATGATATTCTCTACAAATTTCGGACCATAAGATTCAATGCGATCCCATTTCTTGTTTGCAGTGAGCCCACCGTAGGAGATGGATTCTGTACCGTAATCATTGATGATAGGTTTGGGGTTGATGTAGGCCAGTTTTCTGCCGGATGGAAGAGTGATAAAAAGGATTTTATTTTTGTATTCAAACCAGATTCCCTTTACATCACAAGGGATCCTTTTGATAACAGCAGATTTAACAGCCGCATCTACTGCCCACCAGAAGGAAACAATGTTCTGATTGCTTGCACGCCAGGAATCTACCAGGGGCTGCAGTTCTTCTTCTTTCACACCTTTTTCCAAAGCTCCCATACTCTTAAGAGCTCCGACAGCACCACCGTAACCTAAAGCAAGTTCAGCAATCTTACCTTTCTGTCTGAGATCCTTATTTTCATTGGTTTTAGTTACTACCTTATGGAACATCTCTGATGCAGAAGCACAGTAGATATCACCGTTTTCACGGAATACTTTCATACGCCATTCTTCATCTGCAAGCCAGGCAAGGACTCTGGCTTCAATAGCAGAGAAATCGGAAACAATGAATTTATACCCTTCCTTAGGTACAAATGCTGTACGAATTAATTCTGATAATGTATCAGGAATACTGTCATATAAGGTTGAGAGCATTTCATAGTCGTTATCTTCAACAAAAGCTCTGGCGAATTCCAAATCTTCCATGTGATTTTGAGGAAGGTTCTGCAGCTGGACCAGTCTGCCAGCCCAACGACCGGATCGATTGGCACCGTAAAACTGAAACATTCCTTTGACTCTGCCATCTGCACATACAGCATTATCTATAGCCTGATATTTTTTGACTGAAGATTTTGCGAGCTGCTGCCGAATGCGAAGTACTCGTTTAATATCCTCAGGAATATCTGAAGTCAGGAGTTTCTTTACAGCGTTCTTATCCAAGGATTCTGTTTCGATTCCTTTTGAAAGAAGCCATTCTGTAAGTTGAGCAACAGAGTTTGGATTGTCTAAACCAGTAAGTTTTTGTGCTTCAGCTGTTAATTCTTCCTTGGTTCTGGAATCAATAAGTATGGCATTATTAACTACTGTCATATCTACTTTAATGCCACGATCATTGATAATCTGATCTCTGTGGTATTCATCCCAAACAAACTCAGGAACTGGGAAACCTTCTAGTTTTCTGTGGATGGACATCTCTACCTCTACGTCTCGTTGATTATAAAATTTAAAGCGCCCCCTTTTTTCTTTGTCGTGAAAGGGATAGTTGCGGGTGCGCCCGCCGTTTGCCTTTGTGGGTTTACAGGGTGTACAAAAATAACGGATAAGCTCTTTTCCTTCGGTAAGTTTCTGCTCTTTGAGCCCTAATACTGCACCAGCCTGAGCCAATGAAAGTGGAAGCCCCATATAAGCAGACCATACCATGGAGCATTTCCATGATTTTGGATTTAAGAATTTGTCGACTGAATCATTACTATCGCCATATCCTTTGAAATAGCGAGGATAGTGCTTGCGGATCCAGTTGGACAAACAGATTCTTTCAAAGGAAGCATTAAAAGCCCATTTTGTAACAGTTTCATCTGTAATTGCACTGATAATATCATTTGGAATTTCTTCGCCACTTGCCAGATCGATCACTTTGACCGGACCACCGTTGATGGAGTAGCCAAAGAGCAGTATCTCGAATGAAGGGGATTCTGCATATTTGTAGCTGCCACACTTGCTTAAATCAATGTCGGAGAATGTTTCCAAATCAATAAATAAAACATCCATTTCTATCATAAAAATCACCGCCTGTTATGAGAAATAGGAGCGGCAAGGGGAGGTTCCTTACCGCTCTAGTATCATTGTGCATTAGCATGATTAATCGAGCATATCCTCGTCAAAATCACTTTCAGCAAAATCATCTTCAGCTCTGCTTTTTCCACCGAGTGGTTCTCCATCGCTGATTTTCTGGAGATTATTCAGTCCGCAGGCGATTCCTTTACTACCATTTTTATTGAATGCATAGAATGTGATGCTGGCTCTACCGTAGACTCCGGAATATACTTCGGATCTGTCGATGATAATCTGCCGGTCTGCGTCTACAATGCCAGGTGCGGTAGAAGATTTTGCATTTACAAAGTAGCTATTTGCATAAGCTGGATCATCAGGGCGTTTGATATCACCGTCGTGGAGTGGACTAATAATATTTTCAAGAGAAGGGACGGACTTGCCGTTACCTTTCAGTTTTGTCTGTCCTTCGACGTAGGCGGCCTGGATTGCATCTTTGATTTTCTTAATAGTTTCTTTGTCTGATTTAGGGATGATAAGCGATACACTATATTTAGCTTCGCCACCATTCATTGCTTTTGGTTCCCATACATTTGCGTAGGACCATCTTGTCTTTTTACCTGTGATTACTTTCATTGGATTTGTAGCCATAATTGTTTTCCTCCTAATCTTCATTGAAGTCATTTTGTGCTGTGTTCATAACCGGTCGTTTGTCTGACTCTGGTACTAAGACCGGTTTGCCCTGGGGTTTATAAATAAGTTTCCCTAAGAGTTCTTCAAATTTTTTCTTACCAAGAAGTGAAGTCATTGCCGTAATTCCTAAAAGTTTCTTTTCATAAGGGTTGAGACCAGCAGAAGTAACAGCTGCTGCGACTTCTTCTTCATTGGTATACTTTCTGTTACTTTTGCCTTCTACAATCTTGAAGCCATCATAGGTTGTTCCGGAGAGGGCTTGTTTTAAAGCATAATCCTGAACATCATTCACCCAGGATGCAAGGTCACTAGCTCTGGTGAGTATGTATGAAATCTCTTCATCACTCAGGGTTTCTGGCATTTCAAAATCGTATCTGGCCATTTCAAGGTTGTATTCTGCTCGTTTTCTGCAGGTGGCTTTGACCTTACAGAATTGACAATGATCACCAGCTTTGAACTCTCCTTCTCCTGCATAAGCAAGAGTTGCTTTAGGTTTTAATACTTTTTCAGCCCATTTGAGAAGGTCTTCTTTGCTGATAACAAAGGTGCTGATGTTTTCTCTTCTAGGTTGGAAGATGGTAAGACTGATTTTTTCAATGTCATAGATCCCATCAAAAAGTTCCAGAGCTCCAAGTGCATAGCACAACATCTGTGGATTCATTTCAGCTGAGACCATGATTCCGAGTCCGTGTTTGTAGTCGATGATTGAAAGAGTTTCATCTGCGACGATGACGCAGTCACCGGTACCAAATCCCTCCTCTACATAATTGGAAAAGTCCAGTCTCTGTTCGACTAGGACTACTGGATCAGAGCAGTATTTTTTAGTAGCAGCTACTGTTTCCATTACAAAATCCCTGTAACTCTCAGCGCAGGACTGCATTTCAGAGTCGAAATATTCAAGACTTGCAGTAGGGTCTTTACTATCAATGCCAAGTTCTTTTTCTACCAAAAACTGACAAAGTGTATGAGCATCAGTTCCTTGTTTTGCATAGTCACTACTTTCGTCTGGGTACTGTGCACATAATCTGGCGGAAGGTGGGCAGGCTATCCAACGATATGCGGATGATGCGGAACAAAGTGCATGTTTATTCATGTTCCAGTACCTCCGCTTCATGGAGCAATGCTTCATAGTCAGAAGAATCTACTTCTGATAATTTGTTTGCTCCGTATTTTTTTAGTAGTGTTTTAATTTCCTGAGTGAATCCGGCACGTGATTTTTCGGCCAGAATTGCCCGTACCTGTTCTTTTTTGATTTCAGGCTTTTTAGACTCAGTGTGACTTGTTGTTGGAGTCTCTTTCGTTTCATGTGTGTGGGTCTCGGTTTCATAAGGATCAGAAAAAAGCTCTTGTAAATCCTTTGAAATTTGTACCAAGGTTTCACCACATGTCTTAAGTTCATCCAAAATAATGGATAGTTCTTTCATTTTTCCCATGTGTTTTGCCTCCTTTGGTCATTTCTTTTTCTTGATCAGAGAGTGCCTGCAGTTTTTTCGCCAGTTGTTTTGCTACTACACTAATTGCCGTAAGTGTATCAATTAACTCTTCGTCACTGTGATTTACAATACGGTTTTCTGTATTAGCAGAAGTTTGTTCATGCATGTTGAGCACCTTCCTTTCTGAGAGGAGTTGTACCTCTCTAAAACTCCTAGGACAGTTTTTAAAACCAGAACGAAAAAAATAAAAAAATTATTGGGAAGTTTTGCAGATTTTCGTTTTAAGAGCGTTTTGTGTCCTTGGATTAGTAGAGGGCGATAGTGCGCTTTCGAAAATTACATAAGGAGGCATTGAGTATGGAATTATTGTTGTTTACAGCAAATTGTGTAGGTAATCAGGCTAATTGTTTTTATCCACAACGAACAGTAATTTCTAATGTAGAAGAATTGAAGGAGGCGGTGAAATGGGATCATGTATGTGCTGAGTACAGAGGTGATCGCAGAAGTATCGCAAACTTCATGAATTCAGTAGTGGCAGTTATGGATTGTGATAATGATCATTCTGAGTATGAAGAAGATTGGTTTACACCTGAAAAGTTAGAAAGTCAGATTCCCAATGTTGCTTACGCAGTTACTTTTAGTCGACATAATTGGAGACAAAAAGGAAAGAACTCTCCTAGACCGAGATTTCACGTGTATTTTAGAATCCGTCCATGTAGTAGTGCAGATAAATATAAAGAGGTAAAGGAAAGTATTTATCAGTTATTTCCTGAATTTGACGAGGGTGCACTTGACGCTGCGAGATTCATTTATGGAACGGAAGCTGAGGAAGTAATTTGGCATGATGGAATGAAGACGATTGATGAATATTTTAAGGAAAGAGGTGTTGAAAAAAATAGAAATTCAGAATGTGTGATCCCGGAAGGTAGAAGAAATAATACGCTTTCTAGATTTGCAGCAAGGGTGCTTATAAGATATGGAAATTGCGAAAAGGCTCATGAACTGTTTATACAGGAATCAAAAAAGTGTGATCCGCCAATGGATGAGAGTGAGCTTTCGACTATTTGGAAGAGTGCAACGAAGTTTTTTGAAAAAAAGGTACAGAACCAGGAGGGGTATGTTGCACCCGAAGATTATAATTCTGATTTCGGAACAGAGTCTTTAAAACCGGCAGATTATTCTGATATTGGTCAGGCTAAGATTCTTTCCAGAGAGTATGGTAATGAGCTCTGTTATACACCGGCTACTGATTATCTTAGATTTAATGGAGATTATTGGGTGGAATCAAAGCAGCAGACAGTTGGGGCGATGGAGGAATTCTTAGATTTGCAGTTAGCTGACGCTCAAGAGCAGTATCATAAGGTTCTACAGAAAATAAAGGATCTTGGAATTTCACCATCAATGATGAATACTAAGAGCCAGAAGTTAATTGAAGCGATGGACGAAGAACAGATAGAAGCGTTGAACGAAAAAAATGAAGCAAAGGCGTATCTTGCATTTGTTATGAAACGTCGAGATATGAAATATGTTACTTCTGCTTTGCAGGCTGCAAAACCTATGCTGGAAGTTATGCCTTCTCAGCTTGATTCTGATCCGTTTCTTTTGAATACACCAGAGGCTACTTATGAATTATGTAAAGGAATTAGCGGTTGGAAATCAAAAGAGGCTGCAGATCTTATTACGAAGCAGACGTCTTGCTCGCCAGGAGAGCAGGGGAAGGATATTTGGTTGAAGGCGCTTAATCTTTTCTTCTGTAAGGACAGGGAACTGATTGAATATGTGCAGATGGTTGTAGGTATGGCCAGTATCGGAAAGGTGTGTATAGAAGCACTTATTATTGCTTATGGCGGTGGAAGAAACGGTAAATCTACTTTTTGGAATGCAATTTCTCGTGTGTTAGGATCTTATAGCGGAGGAATTTCTGCTGACGCTTTAACTGTAGGATGTAAAAGAAATGTCAAGCCAGAAATGGCTGAGCTCAAAGGGAAACGTCTTGTAATTGCAGCTGAACTGGAAGAAGGAATGCGCTTGAATACTTCCGTAGTGAAGCAGTTGTGTTCTACGGATGAAATCTGTGCTGAAAAGAAGTATAAGGATCCGTTCCGTTTTATTCCGAGCCATATGATTGTGCTTTATACTAATCATTTACCTAAGGTCGGGGCAACTGATGATGGTACTTGGAGAAGACTTATTGTTATTCCTTTTAATGCAAAGATTGAAGGACAGAGTGACATCAAGAATTATGCAGATTACCTTGTGCGTAATGCTGGGCCTTACATCATGACTTGGATCATTGAAGGTGCAAGAAAAGTAATTGAAAGAGAATACAAGATCCCGGCGCCGGCATCTGTGAAGACAGCTATCAAATCATATCGTGAGAATAATGATTGGCTGGGCAGTTTTCTGGAAGAGTGTTGTGAGGAAAAACCATCATTCGTTCAGAAGTCTGGAGATTTCTACCAGGAGTACAGGAACTACTGTGCAAGAACCGGAGATTATACTAGAAGCACAACAGATTTTTATTCTGCACTTGAACTTGCAGGGTTTGAGCGCAAAAAGACAAGGTCTGGAATGATGATTCATGGTGTAAGAGTGAGAGTTGAAAACGACTTTGAGGATTAAAATAGCTCTAAGTGTGCAGGTCGTTGATGGTCAGATTAAGAAGTTTCTTTAGGAAAGAATATATTTGTTTATTTTATAAAGGATTTTTAGGAAATGACTATCGTAGACCTGCACACGCAAAGAGTGATGGAGGTTTGGCATGAGAGAAAAAGATATTGAGCAGCAGTTTGCCAGAGAAGTTAAAAAGTGTGGTGGGATTGCACCAAAATTCGTTTCGCCGGGATTCAGTGGTATGCCTGATCGTTTGGTACTGTTCCCAAATGGAGTGGTGGGATTTGTGGAAGTGAAGGCTCCTGGAAAGAAACCAAGACCGCTGCAAACTGCCAGACATAAATTATTGATGGATCTTGGTTTCAAGGTATTTGTATTAGATGACATGGAGCAGATTGGAGGAGTTATAGATGAGATACGAGCCTCATAATTATCAGCAATATGTTATTCAGTATATTATTGATCATCCGATTGCTGCTGTGTTTTTGGATATGGGATTAGGCAAGACTTCAATTACGTTGACAGCAATACAGGAGTTGCTATTTGAATATTTTGACGCCCATAAGATTTTAGTGATTGCACCGCTTCGTGTAGCAAGGAATACATGGTCTGATGAGATTAAGAAGTGGGAGCATCTGGATAATATTATTTATTCTATTGCTGTTGGTACTGAAGAAGAACGTATTCAGGCATTGAAGAGAAATGCAGATATTTATTTGATTAACCGTGAAAATGTTCAATGGTTGATTGAGAAAAGTGGTATTCCTTTTGATTTTGATATGGTGGTGATTGATGAGCTTTCTTCTTTCAAAAATCATCAGACCAAGAGATTTAAAGCATTGATGAAAGTCCGCTCTTCGGTGAAAAGAATTGTTGGACTTACTGGTACACCAAGTAGTAATGGATTGATTGATCTTTTTGCAGAGTTTAAGCTTCTGGATCATGGAGAGCGGCTGGGAAGATTTATAGGACAGTTCAGAACAAATTATTTTAAACCGGAAAAAACAAATGGGCAAATTGTTTATAGTTATTCATTGAGGCCTGGGGCGGAAAAGTTAATTTATGACAAGATTTCAGATATTACGATTTCAATGAAGGCCACAGATCATTTACAGATGCCAGAATTGATTGAATCACGGTATGAAGTACATATGTCAGAAACTGAAGCCAGAAGGTATGATGTCATGAAAAAGGAACTTATTCTTCAGCTTGATGGGAAAAATATTACTGCTGCAAATGCAGCTGCCTTATCGAACAAGTTGTCCCAGATGGCGAATGGAGCAATTTATTCCGATGATTATATTTCGATAAAGATACATGATAAAAAGCTGGATGCGTTAGAGGATATTATTGAAGCTGCAAACGGAAAACCTATTCTTGTGGCGTATTGGTTTAAACATGATGTGATAAGAATTATGACAAAGCTGAAGGAGTTGAAGGTTGTATTCCAAAAGTTGGATACAGAGGAGAGTATTAGGAACTGGAATAATAAGAAACTGCAGGTAGGACTGATTCATCCAGCTTCTGCGGGACATGGATTGAACTTACAGAGCGGTGGATCCACGATTGTATGGTTTGGACTAACATGGAGCTTGGAATTGTATCAGCAGACAGTTGCCCGACTTTGGAGACAGGGACAGAATGATAATACAGTTGTAATACAGCATATTGTTACAGGTGGTACGATTGACGAACATATTATGAAGGCCCTGAAGGATAAAGATAAAACACAAGCAGCATTGATTGATGCAGTAAAAGCCGAATTAGGAAGATAAGACAAGATATGACAAAACATGAAAAGCATAGTCAAAATAAGCCAATCCGAGAATATTAAAAATTATAATTCGGAGGTAGATGTTTATGAGTATTATGTGGAAGTACCTTGATAAAAGAGGTGCGGCAATCAGAGTATTAAAAGATTATGAGAGTATGAAGTTTATTATTGCTAATACGGATGATGAGATCAAGGGAATCCAGATTGACATGATTAACCCTGGAAGCCCTTCCTTAAGCGGAATGCCAAAAGCACATAATCCGCAGGCAGGTGAAGATAAGATTATTAGAGCTCTGGATGAAATCGATGTCTTGAAAGAGAGATATCGCCAGGCTATGGAATATATGGATTGGTTCAAGCCAGCATGGGATTCTCTTTCTGACGATGAGCGTTATATACTGGAATGTTTTTATATCGATGATGAAACAGCAACTGGAGCAGTATATGATGTTTGTGAGTATTTTTCCATTGAGCGTTCTTCAGCATATAACAGAAAGAATCGTGCTTTGGAGAAGCTGGTGGTTCAGTTGTATGGTCGTGGATAATGAGTAATTCCGTGGACGCATCTATATGAAAACCATGTTATACTAATATTGTAAAAAAAGCGTAAAGAGCCTTGAGAGAAGAAATTCTCCCGGGGCTTTTTCTATAGAAGGAAGTGAGCATATGCCTTATAGAAGTAATATACCGTGTAAACATCCTGGCTGTGCGGCACTTATTCCGTATGGGCAGATGTATTGTGATCAACACAAACAATTACATATGAATGACAGAGCTAATGCGAGTGAACGTGGTTATGGCGCCAAGTGGCAGAGGGAACGTAAGAAATTCCTTAAATGTAATCCTTTCTGTGTTAAATGCTATGAAGAGGGTTATATTACGAGGGCTACGGTTGTGGATCATATCATACCACATCGTGGTGACCAGAAATTATTCTGGGATCGTGGAAACTGGCAGCCTTTATGTGAGCATCATCATAATGTAAAGACAATGACGGAAGATAGATATGTGGAGTATAAGTTTTGAGAGCGAGGGTAGGGGGGATTTGAATCTCTACAGCTTTAAAGATCCTAGACCGGCGCCCCCTCTTCTGTGTAAAATCGCGAAATGAAAAATAAAATCTGGGGAAAGGAGGGATTCCGATGGCAGGTAGAAAACCTAAACCAACAGCTGTGAAAAAACTGGAAGGTAATCCGGGAAAAAGAAAACTGAATACGAGAGAACCTATGCCAGATAAGGGAATGCCCGACTGTCCAAAGTGGCTATTACCTGATGCAAAGGAAGAATGGAACCGACTTTGCGAAAAATTGAATCAGATGGGTGTTCTTACTGATATTGACAGAGCAGCATTTGCTGCTTATTGTCAGTCTTATGCAAGATGGAAGGAAGCTCAAGAACATATTAATTCCGAAGGTGCTACATATGAAACAGAAAAAGGGATGCAAAGACCAAATCCTTATGTGGCTATCTGCAATACAGAGCAGAGATTGATGATGTCAGCTGCTTCTGAGTTTGGACTTACACCATCTGCCAGATCAAGAATCATGGCAGCATCATCTCTAAATAAAAATGATGTTGATGAGATGGAAGCTCTACTTGGGGGTGATGCTTGATGGCAAAGGAACCAAGACCAAAGGGATATCCGAAACTTAAGAATTACAAACCTTCTCAGTTTATGCTTTCTACTTCTCGCTATGATAAGAAGAAAGCAGATAGGGCGGTTACTTTTATAGAGAATCTTTGCCATACAAAAGGTAAATGGGCTGGAACGCCATTCTGGTTATTGCCATGGCAGGAACAACTGATACGAGATATTTTTGGAATTGTGAAACCTGATGGGAATAGACAATTTAGAACAGCTTTCGTTGAAATATGCAAGAAGGTAGGAAAGAGTGAATTGGCAGCAGCCGTCGCTCTTTATCTCTTATATGCAGACAATGAGCCGAGTGCTGAAGTGTATGGTGCAGCAGCTGATAGGCAGCAGGCATCTATTGTATTTGATGTTGCAAAGCAGATGGTTGAGATGTCACCAGCTCTGATGAAGCGGTCTAAACTAATGGGAGCTACAAAAAGAATTGTCAATTATGGTAATGCCGGTTATTACCAGGTGTTGTCAGCTGAGGTTGGGGGAAAGCATGGCTTTTCAGTCTCAGGACTGGTATTTGATGAAATTCACACTCAACCGAACCGGCAGTTATATGATGTTCTTACCAAGGGCTCGTCAGATGCAAGACAAAATCCGCTTCATTTCATAATCACAACTGCTGGAAACGATAGACATTCCATTGCGTATGAACTTCATACAAAAGCAGTGGATATTCTGGAAGGTAGGCGTGTGGATCCAACATTTTATCCTGTGGTTTACGGACTTAAAGATGATGAAGATTGGGAAGATGAAGCAAATTGGTACAAGGTCAATCCCTCTCTTGGATATACAGTTGATATAGAAAGACTGAGGGATGCGTACAGGGAAGCAAAGCAGAATCCAGCTGATGAAGTCACATTCAAGTGGCTTCGATGCAATATGTGGGTCAGTTCAACAGTTGCATGGATTCCTGATGCGATATATATGAGAGGAAATGAATCAATTGAAGCGGCTTCACTTGAAGGAAGAGACTGTTATGCAGGACTTGACCTTTCAAGTACGGGGGATATTACAGCTTTAGTATTGATATTTCCGCCAAGAGATAAAAATGAAAAGTATGTGCTCAAGCCGTACTTCTGGATTCCTGAGGAAACCATACCTAGAAGAGTGAAAGCCAATTCAGTTCCCTACGATATTTGGGAAAAACAAGGCTACATTATGTCTACAGAGGGAAACGTGATTCATTACAATTTTATTGAAAAGTTCATCATGGACCTATCAGAGAAATATCACATTCTGGAAATAGCGGTGGATAGATGGAATGCGACTCAGATGATTCAAAATTTGGAGAGCGAAGGTTTTACCATTGTTCCTTTTGGTCAGGGCTTTTCTTCAATGTCGGCTCCGACGAAAGAATTCTATCGCTTATTGATGGAGGGACGGATTATTCACGGTGGGAATCCAGTGCTTAGATGGATGGCAGGTAACGTTGTTATTGACACAGATCCTGCAGGCAATATTAAAGTAACCAAAGCTAAATCTAAGGAGAAGATAGATGGTATTGTTGCCGCAATTATGGCGCTTGATAGATGCATTCGTCAGGAAGGACAGAGTGGCAGCGTTTACGATGAGAGAGGATTGTTGGTGTTTTAAGGAGGATGTATGGGATTTTTCAGTAATTTATTTCGGGGAAGGGATGCTCCTTCTAACAGCACAGCTGGAAGCGGATATGGATTTTTTATGGGGAGCACGGCTTCCGGGAAGAGAGTGAATGCACGGAGTGCCATGCAGATGACTGCGGTCTACGCTTGCGTCAGAATTCTCTCCGAGTCTATTGCTGGCCTGCCGGTTCATGTTTATCAATACACCGACTCCGTCAGCAAGGAAAAGGCTATCAAGCATCCGCTGTATCACCTGATACACGATGAACCAAATCCGGAAATGACATCCTTTGTCTTCCGGGAGACCCTGATGACGCACCTGCTTCTTTACGGAAATGCCTATGCGCAGATTATTCGAAATGGCAAGGGCGAAGTCATCGCACTCTATCCATTGATGGCCAACCGAATGAGCGTAGACCGTGACGATAAAGGCCATGGGACGAGGAAACAGTATTGATGTCAGGTTGCCCCCCCCGATAGTTCTCGGGAACAAATCGACTAACCGCTTTGGTCCCGGTTATTATCATTAGTTCTCGGAAACAAATAGCAGTTTTTTAATTCTTTCAAAAGACATCTGCTATTAGTCTTTTTTAGGATACTTCCATATTGTAATTAATTCATCTGATAGCATTTCTGCTCTGGCTAAAATTTCATCTTCGCCCCATTTGCTTACAGTTGTCAAATAACTGCTAATTTTTATTGGTGTGTGTCTATATCCTATGGCATTTCCTGCCTTGTCAGTACAATCAACTTTATCCGAGAACCTCTTATTCTGATACTCAGAATTATACCCAGTTAATGTAAGATTGCCAATTGTATGGACATAGGTTTCATGAATTCGATTCGCATCTGCTCCAAGGTCAGATTTCCAATCATCAGACAGTGTTTGCGGCATAATATGTTCAATTGTATACTCCGAAGTAGGAACATACTCTTTTCTTCTATTATTCTCAAGTTTATCCAGAATTGTTTTAGTCCTGGAAGAACTTAATGAATAAATTTTTAGGGTTTTGAGCGTGTCCTTAATTTCAGTATC